GATGGTGTCGGCTGCGCTGTGATGATGAACGCGCTCGCCTCATGCGCCGAAGGCGAATGGTTGCTGCCGCTCGCCGACGACGACCTCCTCCTGCCAGGCTGCCTGGAGACGCTGCTGGCCTACGCCGAGGACGGAGACGTCATCTATGCGCCGCCGCTGGTCACAGGGAACGAGGACCGCTGGTGGTTCTTCCAGGCTCCCCCCGCTATCCCGTCCTTCGCGTTGATCACAGCGGGCTTGTGGCGCGACCTCGGCGGCTACGACGAGTCTCTCGTCCGTGAGGAGGACCGCGACTTCTGGACGCGCGCTCTCGATGAGGGCGCCAAGTTCGTCCGGGTTGATGAGCCATGCTGGGTGTATCGGCAGCACCGCGGCAACAAAAGCTTCGCGGGAGCAACAGGGTGATCTCCGCATCGGAAGTGAGCGCCGTGCTGGTGACGCGCGGCGACGTCGACATGGACCCCATCACGGAGTCCATCCACGAGGCTGGCATCCACGACATCATCGTCTGGGACAACTCGCAGAGGCCAGTCGATCACGGCATCTACGGCCGCTACGCCGCCATCCGCGAAGCCCGCAACAGCGTCGTCATCACTCAGGACGACGACCTCATCGTCACCTGCTGGCCCGAGATCCTCGATGCCTACCGGCCCGGCGTCCTCACCGTCAACTACCCAGAGCCGTGGGACATCCCCTGGGTAGCCCGCGGCGCTGTCTTCGACAGCGACCTTCCAGGACGGTCATTCGGCCGCTACCTGACAGCGCACCCATTCGACCGGTACTTCACCCATAAGGCCTGCGACGGCGTCTTCGCTCTTCTCGCAGACGCCGTAAACGTGATCGACCACGGCTCGGAGGACCTCCCGCACGGGTTCGCCGCGGGACGGGTCAGCACGAGCCCAGGCTGGTATGACGAGTGGCGGCCACTGATCCAGCAGCGCTGCGAAGCAGTGAAGGCTGCCGCGTGACCATCACGATCGTCACCCCATGGCTGAACCACCGCGAGCTCGAGCGCGACTACTGGGCCGCCATCAGGACCGCGGACGCAGAGGTGATCATCATCGACAACGGATCCAATCCGCCGCTCCCGAACGCCTACAGGCTTCCGCGAAACTGCGGCTTCTCCCACGCCTGCAACATTGGCCTCGAACTGGCCCGCACCGACGCCGTCCTCTTCCTCAACAATGACATCGTCGCGACCAGCCCAGACTGGTTGGAGCCCATCCGGGAAGCACTCGAGCCGGGCGTCCTCGTCGGCGCCCAACTCCGATACGACCCCCATGGAGGAGTCGACGGACACCAGCTTCCATACCTAGACGGCTGGTGCGTCGCGGGCATGCGCGACGACCTCCTCGACCTCGGAGGATTCGACGAAGGCTACGAAGAGCCGGCCTACTACTCAGACAACGATCTAAGCCTCCGCGCACGCGACGCCGGCATGACCCTTCGCGCAGTCAAGGTCGGCCTCCGACACCTCGTCGGGGCCACGGCAGAAGCGAACACCGTCAAGGCCTCGGCGACGCTCCGAAACCAGAAGCGCTTCCAGCAGCGCGCCCGCGACCTGATGGCGGCACCGGCATGATCACCTCCGCTCCCGGCGCAACATTCGAGGCGACAACCTCCAAGTTCGCCCACGCCGCCACTGTAGGCGTCCGAATCCGCGACAACCAGGGGGCTGACTTTCTCGCCCGCACAGTCGTAGGCGTCACAGAAGACGTCACGGTGGGCTCATCGGCCGTGTTCCGGCGGAACTTCACAGCCCCAACCACGACCGGCCAATGGACGATCGTGTGGGACGACGGCACCAGCGTCGACACCGAAGAGCTCGTCGTCACCTACACGCCGATCACGGCGCCGACGGGAACGCTCTACATCACCCGCGACGAGATGCGCTCCGCACTGTCGTACACCGCTGGCGCAACCTATGCGGACGCTGACATCGACCTCGCCTGCGAAACCGTGTCCCGCGCGATCGACCGGGCATGCGGCAAAACCCGACGGTTCTACCAGGCAACCGAGACGCGCTACTACACCCCCGACGACTTCTACCGGTGGCCTTACTACTACCCATCGACCGCACGATGGAGCGCGGCACGGCTCGAGATCGACGACCTCGTCACATGCACAACCCTCCAGGTCGACCAGGGCGACGGCACCTACTCGACGACATGGGTCGAAGGGACAGACTTCTACCTCGACCCGGCCAACGCCGCCGCCGACGGAGAGCCCTACACCGAGGTGCTCATCCGGTCGTTCTCCGGCCGCTACTTCCCCGCCGTCCAACGCGCGATCAAACTGACCGGCGTGTTCGGCTGGCCCGCCGTCCCATCCGAGGTGAGCCAGTACGCAAAGATCTTCGCCGCCCAGCTCGTCCAGCGGTCCCGCCAGGCACCATTCGGGATCCTCATGCAAGGAATGGAGGTCGGCGCGACTGCACGGCTGATGCGCATCGACCCAGACTTCGACCGGCTCCTCGGCCGACTCGTGAAATCGAGGCCGTTCTTCTAATGGCCGGCGCCACCATCGCGGAGATCCGCGCAGGCCTCGAAACACGGCTCGCGACCATCCCGAACGTCGTCACGTCCGCATACATGATCGACAGCCCGCCCGACCTGACGCTGCAGGTGATGGGTCCGGACCTCGTCGAGTACGACCAGGCGATGCAGCGCGGCCTCGACGAATGGACATTCATCGTCCAGGGGTTCTCCGGATCGCCGGACAGCCAGGCGGCGCAGGAACGCCTCGACGACTGGCTCGCGCCTTCCGGAGCGAACAGCGTGAAAGCGGCGATCGAGGGCGACCGCGGCAGCGGAGGAGCTCTCGGAGGCGTAGTCGACGACGTCTGGGTGCGCCAGTCATCCGGCTACAAGGTCTACGACTTCAAGACCGGCAGCCGGATGCTCGGCGCCGAATGGACCGTGCTGATCCTCAACAGCGGCACCTAACCGGACCTCCTCATGCCATCCAACCAACCCGCTACGGGAGGCCGAAGCCTTCCCAGATTCGAGGAGGAGTAAGTCATGCCGAAATACGTCGCCACCGGGACGCTCGCGCCCGGACTGAAGGTAGGCGGATCCGACCTGTCCGACCACGTCCGGTCCATCGACGTGCAGATGACCGCAGCGGACGTCGATATCACAGCGATGGGCGCCGTCTCGCTCGAGCACGCCCCAGGGCTGCGAGACGACCGATTCACGATCACGTTCTTCCAGGACTTCGACGCGTCAAAGGTCGACGCTGTCTTGTCGCCGCTGATCGGCGTGGCAGCAGGAACCACAGTCGTCGCGTACGCACACGGCGTCACCGCGTCCTCGACGGCGCCCTCGTACACGATGGTGGGCGTCCTTCTCGACTACCACCCCATCGCGCTCGGCGCCCCCGGCGAGGCTTCCCAGACGCCTGTCACGTTCGTCCCCGCCCCCGGCAGCTACATCACCCGCGCCACCACCTAATGCGCGAAGGAGAACTCGTAGTAACGGGGTACAAGCAGTTCCTCCGTGCCTGTGACCACGCGGGCAAGGACACGAAACGCGAAGTACGCGGAACGTTCCGGAGAGTCGGCGAGATCGTCCGAGCAAACGCCGCCGAGAGGTTCTCGGCGATCTCGCCCAAATCAGCTGAGGGATACCGCGTGAGTGTCCGCCAGCGTGGTGTCTCGGTCGAACAGGGACTCCGCAGAACGACCGGCAGACGGCCGGATTACGGAGCGCTGCAGATGAGGGACGCTCTTCTTCCTGCGCTCGAGTCCAAAGAGCAGGACGTCGAACGTGAATTCGAGCACGCCATCGACACCGTCGTCGACATCTTCAACCGCATCTAAAGGAGAGCGAACCGGACATGGAAGACCAGCTGACACTCATCGTGAACGGACGCGAATACGCGATGCCCGACACGTTCACGCTCGGGGAGCTCGCCGATATGGAGAAGATCACCGGCCAGGGATACGACCTGGCGAAAGGCGGAGTGCAGGGAACGCTCGCGCTCGCCTATGTCGCGATGCGCCGCGTTGACGACCGCGTAACGATCGACGACCTCCGCGGCCTAACACCAGATGAGTTCGAGATCAAGGGCGCCGATTCTGTCCCCCCGCCAGCAGGCGCGTAGAGCGTGAACGCGCCCAATTCGAGCGGGACTTCGAAGCACGGTTCGGCCGTATCGGCCAGGACCCGCGCAGCTACTGGGATGGCATCCTCGGCGCCCGCATCCATCTGCGACCGTCGGACATCGCTGACTTGACGCCGCGGCAACTCATGAACGCGGCCGAGATCGCCGACGCCCTGAACGGGGCGATCTAGTTGGCGCGCCGGATCAGCGTCGAGATCGTCGGCGACGCGTCCCAGCTCGAGCGGACGTTCGGGAAAGCGTCCGCGTCAGCGTCGGTCTTCCAGCACGACATCAACAAAGCATCACGCGGAGCCCTTGCAGGGTCAGGAGCGTTTCACAGTCTCGGACGGTCTATCGCGTTCGCGTCCGGAGGGTTCCTGGCGTTCGCGTCTGCTTCCCAGGCGATCCGTTCTTCTCTCGACGCGGCGGAGACGAGCGAGAAGGCGCTGAGGTCTCTTGGGGCGCAGGCGAGAGCATCCGGGATCAACGTCGGCGACGTGTTCGAGAAGATCGGGAAGCTCGCTAGCCCGGCTTTGAAGCTTGGCTTCAACAAGGCCGACCTCGAGCAAGGCCTGACGACGCTTATCCGCGGCACAGGGTCAACCAAGAAGGCCCTTTCCGAGATGGCCGCGGCGGAAGATGTCGCACGCGTTAAGGGTGTGTCATTGGCGCAGGGAGCGCTGATCGTGAACCGTGCGTTGATCTCATCCGGGAACTCGGCGCGTGCGCTGGGGATTCACTTCCCGAAGGCTGCGACAGCGGCGGAGAAGTTGCAGATCATCTTGGCGAAGTTCGCCGGCCAGGCCCAGGCGTTGACGACTCCCACCGACAGGTTCAACGCGGCTCTGTTCAACACGGAGCAGATAGTCGGATCGGCTCTGCTCCCTGTCTTGAACAAATATCTCGCGGAGCTGACTGGGTGGCTGACGAAGATGGATCAATCTGGGAAGCTGCAGCGGGACGTCGCGTCGGCCGCCAAGGATGTCGCCTCCGCGTTTACCACGGCCGTATCTGTCGTCAAGGCCGTCGACAAGGTTACAGGTTCGCTCGCGAACACGCTGAAAGACCTCGCGGCAGTGTTCCTCATCTTGAAGGCGCGTACTGCGCTGATCAGGTGGGGTGTCATCCAGTCCGGTATCGCCAACATCGGAACGAGTGCCGCAACCGCTGAGGTGAAGGTTGGTCTGCTGAGCAGGTCGCTTCTGGCGCTTCGCGGGCTAGGACCGATAGCGATCGCTATCGGTGTTACCGAGTTCGTCAGTTTCCTTCGCGCTCAATCGAAGGGCATCAAGTCGCAGCAGGGCCCAAACTTTATGCTCAACAATGGGCAGACGTTCGCGCTCGGCGCCGGCCGCGCTTTCGGCGTCAGCAGCCCGCTGCCGCCGCAGCTCCCTTCTCCATACCAGTTCCCGACCTTCGATCCCGCCAAGGCCGCCGCCGCACAAAAAGCGATGGCACGGCAGAAGGCTGGGGAGCCAGTGTCGCTTCTGGGCCAGTTCAACATCGACGAGCTCAAGCTCGCGAATGCTGCCATCGCCGGCAGCACCGGTCTGCAGAAGTCGATCCTCCAGAACGAAGAGGCCATTGTTCTCAAACTGCGCGACCAGGCGAAAACGCTGAAGGATCGGACGAAGTACGCGCAGCAGGCAGCATCGATCGAAGATTCGATCCGGGCGATCGACCAGCAAGGCGTCACAGCCACCAACAAAGCGGCCGCGGCGGCACGTAAGAGCGCTGCGGCTGCCGCGAAAGCGGCCCTCGGCGGCATCCCGCTTAGCCTCCAACTGGCCCAGGCGAAAGCAGACGCTATCGCCGCCGGCATGGGTGCGCAAGACATGACGAAGGCGCAGATCAACGCTGCCCGTTCGATCCGTAACTACGAGTACAAGGCGATGAAGTCTCACATGCTCTCGATGCAGGGGATTATCAACGCGTGGCAGGAGATCTACTCGATCAACCAGCAGCTCGGCGGCGTAGGGAAAGGCCTCGTGGGCACCTATCACGCCGTCTCAACAGTCGCAGTCACGTCCGGGCTGAACCTGACACACGACCAACGCGTGGCACTGGAAGAGCGTCTCGCACAGAGGGCCGCTCACCGCGGCTTCAAACCATCGTCGGCTGCGGCGCTCGGATACCCGGTCGGGAGCATCGTCCTCAACAACCCGCAGTTCTACGGCGTCCGCGACATCAACGCGCTCTGGAGCGAACTCCAGAAAGTCGCAAAAACGAAGCCGCGTGCCGGCATCCGATGACCTAAAGGAGCAGCCATGCCAAACCCCTACACATCTCCACTGCTGGTCGACATCGCAGACGGAGCACAGATCCTCAACTCGACCGCGGAAACGATCATCTGCCCCGATTACACATTCTCCGCCGGCGACTCTCGCCTCTACCAGGGCGCAGGCTTCGAGATCCTCTGTTACTTCGACGTGTCCAACGTCGTCACCACCCCAGGGACAGTCAGGTTCAGGATCCGGTGGGGCGGCGTCGGCGGAACCGTGCTCGCGGACACGGGGACGATCGCCATGTCCACGACAGCCAGGGCGAACTACAGCGGATCGCTGGAAGCCCTGCTCGTCTGGAGGAGCATCGGCTCCGCCGGGTCCGCGTTCTGCCAGGGCAAGGTGTTCCTCAATGACGTCCCGGCTGGCGCCGACTCGGCACCGCAGAGCATCTACACGATGGGATCCGCTGGAGCGAACGTCCCAGCCGTCGTGTCGTCGCTTGATACAACCAGTGCGAAGGCGCTGTCGGTCACAGCACAGTTCTCGGTCAGCACCGCGACGACGCAGCTGACCAACCATCTACGTGTCCTGAAGGCGATCTCAACCTGATGCCGGCTCCTGCGGCGATAGCGCCCCTCCACGCTCCGCCGCTCTTCCCAGCATCAGGCGTCGACCGGGCTCTTCCCGTCTCAGGCGGCCTCGCAGGGCCCGTCACAGGCCCGCTCGGGCTTTCTGTCGCATTTGGAGCTCACCCGTTGGATGCCACGCCGGGCTGGACGCGCCTCGACGCTGGCATCACTGGCCTGGGCGTCAACAAGGTCAGCATCAAACGTGGGCGCCCGACCGAACGTGACCAGACCGGCGTCGGAACGATGACCGCCGTCGCGATCGACACAGTCGGTGTCCTCGACCCGACCAACAGCGGATCCGCGTTCGTCAACCAGCTCGACCCGATCAAACAGATCGCGTACGCGCTGCAGAACCCTGTCACGTCGACATGGTCGACGCTGTTCCGGGGCTTCATCGACGATTGGAACCATGACCTCACCGGCCTGGACAAGTCCGCCAGCTTCGACCGAGTCGAGATCGCCTGCTCCGACGCGTTCGAGATCATCGGCGGAGCCGAGGTCGTTCCAGATCAGGCCGGGAACACAGTCCCAGGAGAATCCGTCGGCAGCGTCTACTACGACCCCGTCACGATCACGAGCGACCGCGTCCTCGCCGCCATCGCAGACACCGCGACCACGCTCAACCCGTACGGCGGCGACTGGCCCGCAGCGCTCCTCGAGATCTTCACCGGAAACGTCAAACTCAAAGCTGGCGTCTACAGCAGCCAGACCGCGCTGCTGCAGGTGATCCTCGACGCCGCCAACGCGGAGTTCCCAGGGGTAGCGAACTTCTTCGTCGCCAAGGACGGAAAACTCACCTTCCACGGCAGGTTCGCCCGCTTCAACCCCACCGACCCCGATTACCACATAGCCACCTGGAAGGTCGGCGACACAGCGGCGTTCAGCGCCGACAGCACCGTCGCCGTCATCTCCGACCTCCAATTCACACGCGGCGCAGCCAACCTCATCAATGCCGCCATCGCCACCCCGAAAGGCATTAAGGATGCCGACATCGCCGGCCAGTTCGTCTCCGACGCAGCCAGCGTCTCCAAGTACGGGGCACGGTCGATCTCGTTCCCTGACCTCCTCACAGACGGACACTCGGACGGAAGCACCACCGACCTGCAAGAAACGAAGCTGTTCCCCACCTACTACGTCGACAACTACAAGGATCCGCGCAGCCGCATCTCGCAGATCGTCGTCAGATCCCAACCCACGACGAGCGCGTACGGCCCCAACGTGTGGGCACTCCTGTGCGGAATCGACATCTCCGACATCGTCCATGTCAAGACCACCCATCCCGGCGGCGGCGGCTTCAACGAAGACTTCTACGTCGAAGGCATCACCTACGAAATCGTCCCCATGACCGCCACGAGCCCGGACGTGACGCTCACCCTCGACGTCTCACCCAAGGCCTACTACGACACCGACCCGTTCTCATGACGGTCAAGCCGCAAATCCACGGCAGCGACCACCAGCGCGGCGCAGCAGACCCGCTCCACA